GATGCAGTATCACCTTTACTTGATGATGACGATGCACTCGAAGCATTGTGGAAGAAGCAGTATTCACTTGCTGCTGTTACTGCACCAGACCAGTTCAAGTCATATGATGACCTGAAGAAGCGTTTGGATTATGTTTTAGGACATAAAAAATCCACTCGTCGTGCAGATGAAGAATTATTTGATGAAGATAATTCTCGTGGAACAGTGAGTGCTGACTATCCATCATCTAAACCAGATTTTGCTAGTCGAAAAGCAGAGCAAACAGTAACTGCTGCTGTCTCTTCTTCTAGTTCTGATGAAGATGATGCATTAAGTTATTTTCAGAAATTAGCTGAGGAGTAACTACTGATATAGTCTAATATTTTCAGCAACTTTAAGGGTTTCATTCAAGTATTGAGTGGAACCTTTTTTGTATTTCATCATATTGTCTAAATCATCTCTTACAATAGTGAGATATTTTGATTTAAGTAAGAAAATATTTCTTTTTGCGTCTTCTATTTTTTCTTCATGTTGATAGTTAGTAACTTCTACAACTATATCTGATGATGATTTAGTTATTTCTCCACCAAGATACCAATCATAATATGTAACTGAGTAGTCAGATTCTACTTGTAAACCCTCTGGAACTACCACTGCGTCCACTGAGTTTTTGCATTCTTTTGTTTCATAATGATGAACAGCATTTAATTTTTCATAAGTTTCATATTTTTCTAAGACAAATCTATCAAAATCTCTTTGAGGTAATGGCCATTCGGTTTGAATATTAATAATGTTGTTAGATAAAAGAACTACCCAATCTAAATCAGGATCATCATAAAATTTATTAGCAACGTTATCTGGTCTATCATCACCTTCAATTTCATACTTGGTAAAAATAGTTAGATCCTGAAAGATATCCTCTGATAATTTGCCTTTTTTAAAAAGATTTTTGACTGTGATATAATCTGATATCTTAGCATCAGGAAGTCTACTAACATACTCAAAATCTGGAACTTGTCTGAAATAATTTGACATCTTAGTAACCTATAACTGGTGGAACAAATTCTGATCCACTAGCAGAACTGAATGAATCATTGCTATCATAATCATCGTTGAATACTGGTTCAAGTTCTGTAAATTGCATTTGCATCTCATAAGCAGTTGGAACACCATCTGAGTATGTTGAATACTGACCTTCAGGAGCATAATTAACTGTTAAATTTTGAAGAGCACATTCTTTAAATAGATTTAAAAAGGGATGAGGTGAACTCCTGTGAAGATATTGTAAACGAAAAGTAAATGGACTTTTAAGAAATAGATATGAAGCACTTTTAATCGGAGCCATTGCTTGCTTAAATGTTCTAATAATTTGCACCACCTCTTTTGCTTCTCTTTCACTACGAGGAGCTAGTTTAAACGTAAAGTTGAATGGTCGGAGAGAAGGTTTTTTAAATAATAATTCCATGTTAGGATTCATTATATTTCCAGTTGCCCTAGTTAAAAGAGATTGACCTTTACCTCCTGTTGCTGCTTGAACAATAGCAGTGCTTAATGCTCCTTTTACATCTTCTTTGTTTTTTTGTACTCCACTTGCAGTTCTAGTGATAGAACCAGCGAGATCCTGTCCACCTGTAAGAAATTCTAATCCTATATTTGCGATAGCAGCATCAAGAGCACTCATACTATCTTCTCCCCACTCACATGCATTAGCATCCGAAACAGTACCAGGAATAGGAAGCACTACTGTTCCTGCGATTCTCCTTTCTTTTATGATGTCTCGATCTCCAAAGAAATCAAGACTACCTTCCTTTGCTTTGAATCCTCTGGCTTTATATTCTAGTATGGTAAATTTAATTACATCTTGATCAGTTTTTCTCAGAGTAACTGGGTAAACGAAGTCACCAAAATTTTCTCTTGTTCCTTTTTTTGCCTTTGTTGCTTTCGCTGATTCTCCAGTAATAAAGTTTTTAGTTAAATCATCATCAACTTCTTGATTACTTTTTCCTAAATTAGCTGCTTCTTTCCTTGCCTCTGTAACATTTTTTCCTTCTTCTACTTTACTTTGCACTACTGTATTTTCTGCTTGTTGTCTGATTAGTTTTTTTCCATCTGGTGTAGTAAAAAAATCTTCTTCAAATCCTCTAGCACCTTTTGTGAAAGTTCTATCAGGAGTAAAAACATCTGTTTGAGGATCAAGGAATCCTACTTTTCTATCCTGACCAAACTCTTCATTCCATACTTCCATTCTACCTTTATTTGGTTCGTCTTTTTTGACTTGCATAAAATATTTTTCATTCTTTCCTCTACCTGATGGTATGGCAAGAAATCTATTTTTTACGGCATCGCTACCAAAATAACCTGCTTGGGCTGTCATTGGAATATTATTTTTAGTTATTTAGGAGGAATTTCGCATAAGGTATAGCAAGTAGGTCATCGAGTTCATTATATTGCACAACATATAGTTGTCCTGCCAGTTCTTCCCATGTATAATTTCTATATTTCTGCCAATGAAAGTTAAGTCCTCTGAATCCCCATGAAAATAAATCTACACAAGCGATCAAAGGATGCTGATCGTAGGTTATGTTAGGAGTTTTGGCATTATAAACAAAGGTATAAAATTTTCCCACCTCAGGTATGGGTTCTACTGTATTATTAAGAGCTTGCATAATTTCTAACATCATTTCTTCTGGATCATTGGTTTTATTATTAATTTCACTGAGAAATTGTTTTACACGATTATCCTCCGCTTCCTGTGCAGCATTAAAACCAAAACTATCTGCCATGATGGATACCTAATTCCTTTTCTGTGATGATTTTAAATTCAACTCTTTTATCTTTACACCATTCATCTGCTGCTTTCCATTTGGCTTGGTTAGTAGCATAGGTTTTACATTCGTAGATATATGATTGAGTCACTTTTTTTCTTTTCTTTGGTGGTCGTGTTTGTTTTGCAGGTTTAACTTCGATTACATATGTTTTAACTTGACCATTGTTTTCTTTTACTTTGATAATAAAATCTGGAAAGTAACGACGGGTCTTGCCATCAGGAGCACGATATGGTATCCAAAATTCTTCACTACCCCACTCTATAATGTTTTCATTCAAGTCACACCAACTACAAAATTTATTTTCCCAACTACTACGACATATGATATTAGATATATCACCCTTATACTTCTTAGGAAATCTAGGTTTGTAGATACTTTTCTTACTTTCAGCCATATATATTATATAAGGTAAAAATTATTTATAAATGGGAACCAAGACTTCAATAGCAACAATCAAGTCTACTCTTCTTCAACCAGCACTTACCTCTTTCTTTGAGGTAAAAATTGGAATTCCTACGGGACTTTCAAGTTGGTTAGGTATTAGAGAAAGAGATTTAAATTTATTATGCTCAGAAGTGGATCTTCCAGGTTCGCAGTTAGTGACAACCGATATAACTAATGATTTTCATGGAGTTACTGAGAGACGAGCATACAGAAGAGTTTTTGAGGAGGAAACTAATTTTACTTTCTATGTAGATTCGACTGACTATACCCCTGTTAAATTTTTTGAGAGGTGGATTGAATATATTAGTAATGGAGTTGGTGATGAAGCGTCTCCTGAAGACTTGCAGCAAAATAATTATTTTTATAGGATGAGATATCCTGATGGTGATGAAGGATACGCTGCTCAACAGGGACTGCAAGTTAGAAAATTTGAAAGAGATTTGAAATATACTGGACTAACATATAAATTTGTGAAGAGTTATCCAGTATCCATAACTTCAATGCCTGTTTCTTATGATGGGTCTGACATATTAAAATGCACTGTTGCGATGACTTATATTAGGTATGTTATCAATCAAGGAAATTGGGAGTGGTCACCATCATTATCTAAGAGTCTTGGGAATATATTTAATCCTTTTACTCAATCTCAATTTAATGTAGGAGGATTTACTGGGATGACTGCTAACTTAGTTAATTCTGTTGTAGATAATGCAACAGGAAGTGATTTTGCAGGAGATGTAGTAGGAGGAATAGCAGGAAGATTGCTCAGAGGTTTATAAATACTCGCTAAATAATTATACTGAATTGTACTTGGGACATTATGCCTTTACCAAAAATTGCAACTCCAACGTATGAATTGGAGTTACCTTCGACAGAACAAACTGTTAGATACAGACCATTTCTTGTCAAAGAAGAAAAACTTTTAGTTCTTGCATTAGAAACAGAAGATACTAAACAGATTACAACTGCGATTAAAACCGTTCTTAAAAGTTGTGTTCTTACAAAAGGAATTAAAGTAGAACAACTTCCTACATTTGATATTGAATATTTGTTCCTTAATATTCGTGGCAAATCTGTTGGTGAAGAATTGGAAGTGAAAGTTATTTGTCCTGATGATGAAAAAACAGAAGTCCCTATCACTATTGATTTGGATGCAGTTAAAGTTCAAAAAAATGAGGGACATAATAAACAACTCAAATTAGATGATACTTTGATGATGGAGATGAGGTATCCTTCACTCGATCAATTTATTAAAAATAATTTTGATTTTAAAGATGAAAATCAAATGGAACAATCTTTTGATCTTATTGGTAGTTGTATTGATAAAATTTATAATGAGGATGAAGTTTGGGCAACAGCAGATTGTACCAAAAAAGAAGTGAAAGAGTTTCTTGAATCCATGAACTCATCTCAGTTTAAGGATATTGAAAAATTCTTTGAGACTATGCCTAAATTATCTCATACTATTAAGGTTAAGAATCCTAAGACAAAGGTTGAAAGTGAAGTAGTGCTTGAGGGATTAGCGTCTTTTTTCGCTTGAGCATGGCATATATGAATCTGGAAGGTTATTTCAGACTCAATTTTGCCTT